CCTGTTAATGGAAACTGTGCACTAGAACCTTGAGAGATTGTGCGTACACGGTGTAATGGCATTGCGATGTTGTTAGTATTGAACGCAGTTAAGACTTCACCAGTGAACGTCTTTAAAAAGAGTTCTTTAGCGTTAGTACTTGTTCCAGCGTTTTCACCCAATCGTGAGGGTGCAGCATAGTTACTTGACATAATGTTTTACCTTTTAGTTAAATGTTTAAATGATTAAGATTCTACTCAGTCACTTAACACTCATGCGTTCTCTGAGATTATCCTCCTCGGAGGGTCAAAGGTAATAGTATTGCGTGTTGTTGTACTTTTAGAATTAAAAAAGCCACCCGAAGGTGGCCAAAGAGACTTGTTACAGTTGACTCCTACCAAGTTTGGCAGAAACCTTTTGGCGATATGCGACATCACTTTCGTATCGGGTGTCGTTCATAGCGGCAGTTACTTCTGCCCATGAGTTGAACACACCACCTGTAGAGTTACTGGATTGCCCTAAACTTAGTAGTGTAGGATCTGTACCCTCGGCAGCTTGATACTTTGTTTGTAATCCCGACACAGCCATCTTGACCATATCAACATCTCCTGAACTCACGGCTTTATCAAAAGCAGCAATCTCACCTTTTTGAAGGTTATCACCTGCCCATTGAATAAGCTCTCCGTAAGCTTCTTGACCGCCCGCTGTATCGTAGACGGCCTTTTCGTAGTTAGCATTTAAAGATTCTTGTCCTTTAATATAACTATCTACCAAATCTTTTGAGAAACCTGCTTCCTCTAACTTAGTGTAAGAGTCTGCACTGACTTCTCCTTGTGCATTGTATTCACTTTGTAACGCATCAAAATCAACACCTGCTTTATCTAGTACTTGTTTTACTTCGGAAGCCTCAGCTTCTCTAGTAACTTCAGGAGTAGTTTCTTCAGTTGTCTCTTGCGTTTGCTCGTTGCTGCCTAGTTTAGATTCTAAGCTCGCATACGCTTCTGCCATCTGTTCGGCAGACTTAAATTTTTCTGGTAGCCAATCAGGACGTTGTTCAGCGTCAGGGTTATTTCTAACCTCTAACTCATCAGCAACCTTTACCATCTCAGCTTCGTGTGCCGCTTGTGCATCTGCATTAGGGGCTACTTCTTCATGTGTAGATATTTGTTCCATAATAGTCTCTTTAGTTTTAAATTATTGTAAAGTACTCAGCATATCTTTAGCATCGGCTGCTTGAAGATATTTAGCTATAGCAAAGATAGCGTTATTAGCGTGGTCTTTTAAGAATGTGTTTAGGTCTTCATCACCTAACGCTAGTACTTCTTCCTTAGAGGTTCCTAAGATAGCTTCAGCTTGCTCACCTAATAAACCAGAAGATTTAATTATATCTCTAGCTGTCTCAGGCTCAACCTGCCAAGCTCCACGAGCTGGCCCATCTTTACCCTGCTCTAAAAATTTACCACCTAAGCTTTCATGCTTTGCTGTTCTTACTAACAACTCTCTTAATGTAGTTTGGTCAGTAATACCTTTATCACCTACGAATGCAGTCAATGCTCTATCTAAGCCTTCAGCAACTCCATCAACTAACTCTACATCTTCATGTATATTAAAAGACTTCATTTTCTGAGGATCGCTTTCACTTTGATATAGCTTTCCCCAAGTGCTAGAAAAGTCACGATGGGGGTTAGGTTGTACAGGAGCTTCAGACACGTAAGCAGCTTTATTAGCTGGGTTACTATCATAGAACTGTTGTACAAGCCCTGCACCTAATGCTTCGTTATACTCCATTACTCCTCCATAGGTTACTGTTGTTGTGCGCCTTCTACCAAACCTTTAACAGCGGTAGGGGCAACCTTCTCAGCCATCTGCATCATCTGCTGTTGTTGCTGTTGTTCCTGCATCTTAGCTTCTGCTGCTGCCTGTTCTTCTGCTTTCTGTTCAGGGGATTTAATTAAACCTTGAGTATCAATACCTAGTGATGCGCCTAAGCGATCTAAGTAATCATCAATGTTTAGGTTCTGTTGAATTACCTCTTGGCCTAAAGGTTGGAGATACTCCAAGAACGCTGATAGTTTATTAAGATCCTGCCCTCGACCCAGTGCCTCTAAACCAGTTACGATTTGAGGCTTTAAGGTATTTTTTGGAAACTTGGGCATCTTGCCTTCTTTCTGCATCTTAGCGAGCAGTAGGTTGACAAGAGGGAGTTGGAATTCTTGAGATAAGACAGAGTAGATACCACCTAAAGCAGTCTCTAGTTCTTGTGCCATGTAGCGTACTTCTTCAGCCGTCACACGTTCAGCTTGGCGCTGGACTGAGCTGTTTAGTAAGAAAGAAAAAGACAAGCGTTCAGTGATCACTTGCATTGTTTCTTGAGCTACTCGGAAGTCATTAAATTTATTTGCTTGTAATGTAGTAACATCATTGGCATCACCTGAGATGATTGCACCATTAGCAGAGTCTGCAATGTTACGTATCTTAGTTGTACCGTTAGGCCGTACCATGAAGAGAAGTTTAGCACTAGCTGCGCTTCCTTCTACGATAGCACGAGTCAGAGCTTCTAATGATTTTAGATCACCGATAATCTCTTCCACGAAAGAGCGTCCGTAATCGTTACCATCAATAGCGATGAACCGTAAAGCTAACCACGGTAGTTTGTCTGCTGCATAACTGCCTTCAGACTTAGGTATAATTTCACCATGTACCTCTTGATGTACAACAAACTTTTTATCTTCTCGTTTAATACAGGTGTAGAGTTCACACTCTCTTTTATCTTGCTGTGCTATGTATTCCTCATTCTCTACTAACGCTGCCTTAACAATGTCAGGGAGAGCTTCAAAAGCGATTGTCTCTTTGACAACGATTTTAAGTAGGTTGCCCATAGTATCACGCTTGACGCAATAACTATCAAGACGGAAGACTTTCATCCCACCATCTTTAGGCATATGTACAAGAGCATTACCACTAACGATAAGCTGCTTGAGCATCTCGAAAGCTGGTACTCGGATAGCCTTGGCTTCTACAAGCTGTGCGGCTGAACGCTCAATACGAGCTAAAGCATCTTCAGCCTTACCTCTAGCGTCATCCCCTGCTAACTCAACTAAGTCAAAGTCATCTATCGTTAAACGAAAGAACGGACTGTTAGGAGGCAGGAGTGTCATTAGGAGCTTTGATGCGAGGTTGTTAACACCTCTAGCACCTACAGCTTGGAAAGGTGTGTCGTATTGGGTAGAGGAGGTGTGACCGTCACGAGGCATTAAAGTCGGTATGGTTAGTTCCGCAGCCGCCCTTGCCCTTGTCAAAAAGACATCACGATCTGCTTCCATATTTTCGTAGGTGTGTGCTACACCTTTCTCGGTCATTGTCATAATTGTTCCTTAGTATCTATCACTTGGCTTAGTACCATCTCTGGAACCACGTTCTAAATTGAGAGCATCGTTGTCTTTGCCATACATGCTAAGACCTGTGATACCTAGTTTATTTCTGCCGTTACCTTTGCCCTTTTCTACTGGTACATTGTGCGGCAACGTGCCTAACATTTTATCTTTATTAAAAGGGTCTTTAGTATGGTCTTCAAAAGCACTGGCGTGTGTTCTTAATTTTGAACCCATGTTCTTTAGTTGATCTCCTACACACATAAGTATTCCTTAGTAATCATCTTTTACATTCTGAAGACCTGTACGAGCAGTCTCTCCAACTTTTTGACCCATCTTAGCAACACCTGTTTGCTTGGCTACTCTCTTAACTTCATCAGATTGAGCAGCGCCGCCAACTGCGGTCTTGTCTAAATTTTTTCCAGCTTTTACGATGCCTAAATTATCACGCTGATTATACAGTTGACCTACACCTGTCCTTGCTAAATATTTAGGCGCTTTTGTAATCATACACATAATTCATTTCCTATTTATTAATTGTAAGACCTGCACCAGCAGATGACGCAGCCGATTGTACGCCAGAGCTACCTCTAGATAATTGCTTTGAACCTATACGTTTCTTCTTACGTCTTTCAGCATTAGAGTCTACTGCGTTTGCAATCTCGTCAGGGGCTTGGTTCGCCATAGGTGGTGCTGGGGGTGGTGAAGGAATATCAGGGGAGGACATGCACATAATTAATTCTCATTGGTTAACTCATCCTCAAGCATGTTCTCTAGCTTTCGAATGATGGATTGTTGCCCTTGTAGAAAAGCCACTTGTGTGTCTTTAACACCGAGGTTATGGGGCAATTGGTTTGGATACAATTTCTTAAACATATCCACTAATTCTTTAGATATTATAGGGTTCATATTCATAGTTGTTTCTCTTAACGGTACGTTTAGAAACTAGGTAATTAAATCAAGGGGTTATAAGGGAGGTGTAACCAGACATTTGCGATGATATGGAGGCAGGTTACCACCTCCAATACCATTACCGCTTTACTAAATCTCACACTGCCCTGCTACACAAGCGAGTTCTTGCGTACCAGTTGTAGTGTCTTCTGTTTCAAACTTACCTAAGTCATCCCAGATAATACTCTCTGGCATTTTAGCTAAGGCTTCGTCATAAGCTTGTTCCGTGATAGCTGTGTAAGGTGCTTGCTTGTACACATGATCTGTGCGAGGCAAGAAGCTAATACCTGAACAACTATCTAGTCGATCCCACAGCCATTGACCTGCTGCAAGGAACTCCTCATCTGAGTAATAAATAGTCACACTAGGCTTATGCTCACACCAATGGTTCTGATAGATTTCCCACAAGTCTAGCTGTGTCTGTACGTTAAGGTCATCAACGCTCGTAGAGCCAGCAGGAGCCTTTATGGGGAACGAGAACACATAGTTATCATCATTCATTACGTCCTTCTCCCAAGGCACTCCAGCGTCCTTGAGGAAGGCTGAGATAGGATCTTTGCCATCACTACGTACTGTTCGTATGTACTGAGCAGAGAACCTAGCATGTATACCTGAGGCGCTGTCTACTAACTGTGATACAGTACCTGAGGGTTTTACGGCGGTAATAGCCGTAGACTGGTTAATACCTAAACTCTCTGCCCACTTCTTGTTAGTCTCTACAGCTACAGCTTTAAGACGCTCTAGTATCTCAGGTAAGATAGGCAGGTTAGGGTGATCAAACCACGTACCTGAATCTTGTTGTCCTGACATTACTGGATGATCCATGATGCCTGTCATACTTACACCGAGCAAGCACTCTTCCTGTGTGTTCTTCTTCCAGATGTTACGCACGTAGCGGAAGTCTGTTAAAGAAGACTGTAGGGTGCCAAGGATTGTAGCAAGCTCAACCTTACGTTTTAAATCTTCGTATGTATCGGTACTACGGATAACGATTTCCGACAAATTACAAACCTGTGCAGAGCGTAGAATGATCTCACTACATGGGTTAGTCCCAAAGTCGTGCTCAATGTCTCTACGTCCGTGACGGGCTGATTGTTTCTTAGCTGCCTTGCGGGAGAAGATACCACGCTCACCTGCTTTAGATTTATAGAGAGCTGTCCACTCTTCTAGGAACGTCTCGAAGTCAGGGCGTTCATCATACACTGCACTATTGTTAGCGAGCGCACGCTGCGTATCAGTTTCCCACCAATTGCCCGACTTAGCATGACGCATCCGATCATCAGAAAGATTAGACAGACTAATAAGCGCAGACCTACGAACCCCACCCACGACAACAATTTCTGCAATTTTACATACAATATCATGGCATTCAATACTCGTTAGCTTTCGACCAGCAGCACCTTTGAAAGTGCTAATTGTAAAATCAAAAAGAGCAATAAGAGGATCAGGGCCACTAGAACGCCCCCCAAATGTTTTGAGTCTTTCACCTTTCGCACGTAGTTTAGAAATATCCCAACTAGGAACTTGGCCCGAATACAAAAGACTAACCAACTCACGGAAAGCTTTAGCCCAACCAATTTTAGAATCTTTAACATGGATTGTAGTATCTGTTTCATTAAATTCCTCCGCCACTTCTGGCAATTTATTTACGGACTGACGTTCGACTGAAAAGCCTACACCAGTGCCACACATTAATACGTATAATATTTCATCGAACACTCTGATATGATCTACTGCTATGTATGAGCAGTTAAAGCCAGCCATGTTGTCACGATCAAGTGCAACACCTGCTGTCATTAAGCAACGCATTGATGGCATTACTTCTAGGTTGTAGATAGCATCATAAAGTTTCTTACCTGTTGCTTCATCTATCTGTTTGCGTCCCTTCCAGAAATCAATATATCTCTGAACTGTTTCTGCCCACGTCTCTCGTCTGTTGTCGTCTTCTCTCCAACGTGCGTAACGTGACTTGTGTATGTACTGCTGATATGAATCCATTATTCTCCCCAAGTTCCTGAAAATTGTTCACATAGATTTTTAAAACAATCCCAACACACGTTTAGCTCTTCAAACAGTTGAGTCTCTTTTACTTTTTTCTTACAATGTTGACACTTGTGTTTACTAGAACTATCCATTCGTCCCTGCTCCCATACAAACTGGGCATGGCTTTGCAGCCTTATACAAACCATCACCTTGAGGTTCATAACCATATAATCCTGTGCCGTAACAAGCTCTACACTTTTCTTGTTTTACTTCGTTGGTCATCGGTTATCACCTGAGCCTTTAAGTTTATTTTCAATCTT